AACTCAACATTACAGCCAAGCCACTATACTTAGGATACCCATGAGCAAACTATCAGACTTCGACTTAGACCTAGCAAAGGGACATGAAGGAGAAGGGTTAGTAGAACAACTACTAACAGGTGGCAAGACAGTAGAAGTAAAGACAGATTTGAAATGGAAAGATACTGGCAACCTATACATCGAGACAGTTTGCTGGTCGCACAACAATGAGAATTGGTATCTATCAGGGCTATCTAGTACTAAGGCAAAATACTGGGCCTTCGTATTAGAAGGGGCAACTCTGTTAGTACCAACGGAGATACTGAAGCAAGTAGTAACGGTTCGGGGAAGAGCCATTACTTGCAACATACCTCCCAACCCTAGTAAGGGCTACCTTATTAAGGTTGAAGACATACTTTCTGCCCTGCAGAAATAGAAAAAACCCCCCGCGCTGGTAGGGGAAACCAGAACGGGGGGTTTACTGTCTCTATGGGGCTGCTAAGCCCCTTAAATGGGTACTACTTTGAACCGCGACCAAACTCTGTAGCAGAGTTATCTAGCCACTTAAGTAATGGACCAGCAAAGCCAGCCATTCCAGCCATTGCTAGTGTCTTAAGGTCCGTCTCGCCAACAAGATACAGGGCTACAACAGCGGACGCTGCAGCACGGAACCAAGTAAGTGATAGTTGTTTGAATTGCTCCATTATTCCTCCTAGGGGATTAGGATTTTGTACTGTGCAATTTGCAGCAAGTACAAACTTGTTTTGTATATGCTTTCTTAGCAGGTACTGGTGTTACTTTAGCAATAACTTGACTAATAATCTTTGGTTGGTTTAACCACCAAAACCATGGAGAAGTATCGGCAGAGCAAGCAGCATCAATAGAAATATGTAGATGCTTGTTATGAGGATTACTCCCAGTGTACTGTCTGTTTCCTTGTTTAGCCTTTTCTTTAGACCATATCTTGCCTTTGAAGATGAGGTAAGTAACCCGCTTATCTTCTTTAAGTTTTTCAAAAATGTCAGCACAATCAATTCCATTCTTAGGGTCATGTGTTAGGTCAACAGCAAGTCCAGTATTGTGGTCGCTAGTTGGACTCTGTTTGAGATGAGCGTTCGACGGCAGAAGTCCATCGGATGCTTTCATACGAGATGGCGCTATCGCTGTGGCTTGTCGAAGGACAGCAATAGCGGCAGGTGTGGCTTTCTTGACAACAGGTTTCATCGTTACTCATTTCTCTGCAATCAATCGGTATAAGTCATCTATACGGTCTTCTAATCTTTTAACTGAATCTTTAATTGATGAACCACCATTAGGTTTAAGTTCGTTTAAGTAATGCTTAACTAACCAGCGTACCGCTGCGGCAAAGCCGCCTACAATTGTCATTACAGCAACAGCAACGGTTGCATAGTCTTGTGCTTGCATTACACAGTCCTTATCGTGATATCAATAATGCCACCATAACCATTAAAGCCACGGTCAGGTGGAGTGAGTCGAGTAAATGAGACCTGCTCGATGAGTGCCTGACGCGATTCACCTGTGGTTAAATCTTGCCATGTAATAACGTCACCGTTTTGTTCGACAGATTCTAATTGTGTGATTCTGTCAAATGCTCTTCCGTCATATCCCGTCATAACATTATATTTATCTGTCTCTACATCATAGCAATAGACAGGAAACTTTATAATTCTTTGTCGTGGTGTAGCAATATAAGCCTTTGCCTGATAGCCCTTCATAATAGGACCCTTACTTGCATCAGTACCATCACGAAACAATAAAAACTTGTAGGCTAAATACTCCTGTGCTTCCTGTGGGTTAGATGTAGTTACCTCAACTGGTGGCACAGATGCAGAATAGGCAACTACATCATACTCAGTACCATCAGCAGTAACTGTTTCTAAGGTCATAGACCCAAATTCATAATCTCCACGTGCAATAAGACGCTTAAAGTTTTTAGGTTCTAGTGTATTGTATCTAATATAACCAGTAGTTAGATAACCATTAGTTACTAATTCTGTGGCTGATTCTAAGTAGATTGCACCATCTGTAACATTGTATGCTGTTGAAAAAGCAAGACGATTGGTAGTACCAAGAAATGCTACACCTGTTGTGTAATGCTCTGTTGTTTGTTGAATTTGTAAGTCGTTTGCATAAGCAAAACGCAATGGTTCTACTTCTGTTCCTAAATCAAGGCGGATAAGTCCGCCATCTAAAGCACCTATGCCTGATGCTGCCCAAACAAATCTATTTCTGCCAGCAAAGTCATAAACTGGCTGTGTTGTTTCAACAATAAGTGGACCATAATTAATTGAACCATCTTGGTCATTGACAGTTGCAACTCGAATACCTTTATTAGTTCCAATCATCATGTAACCTAAATAGTAATACAACTTTTCTACAATTTCACCAGCAGGTAGTTCTGCTGCAACTACTGCAGATGTAAGGGTAGGCATTACACCACTAGTATTTAATGTGTACTTTTGGATAGTAGAATAAATACCAGAATGTCCAGCGGTATAAATAGCAGGACCAGATGCAGCCACAGATGTATAGTGATAGTTAGTATTAGGGTTAGTATATACAGGTGTAGGTAATGCGGTCGCTACAGTAGATACTTCATAAACAGAATTGTTAATACATAAAACAATACGGTCTTTAATAAACTCCATAGTTGCATAAACAATTACACCAGTAGCAGTAAACATAAGTGTTTCATCTGCAGTACTAGCCGATGAACCAGTTAATGGCTTCTTAAACATATGTATTTTGTTTGAGCCACCCTGGACTTTATTAGTTACCCAGTATGCATTAACCCCATCATCGCAGATTGCATATACTTTTTCATCTGTTCCGCCAGTGTAGTCAATATAATGTGTAACTGTACCGTTAGCCGAAATTTTATCTACATCAAACTCATCGTGTAATAATACTCCATTAGTATTAGACCATTGAATAGAACGTACATGTTGATTAACATGTTGATGGTCTGTACCTACAACAGCACCAGTAGTTTGATGTGTATTAACTACACTTTTAAGTAAGGTTACTTGCCCTTGCTCAAATACATTTACGCCTTGGCTGTCTGCAAAGCGGTATTGTGCTGGAGAGTTGGCTACTGATTGGGCTGGGTCAAAAAATGTTATGCCATCTCCACCATGAAAAGACATCTGACTTCTAATCCACCAGCCAGTAAGAGATTGCTCACCTGGCTCTGTTTGATTATCAAATTGTTCTTTACGAAACGGTGCAGTTTGACGAATGTATGGACGAGTATCGCTAATAGCGTAGATAAATGGCATGCCACCAATAGCAACATCATAGGCTATGTCTGTATTCTGCCAGATAGCAGAGGTAGCAACAACACCAACATCGACAGCAATGGCTCTCGTTGCACGACCTTCGGTAATATCACGATTAGCCATTTAGACTCCTAGTTTTGTTGTTCTTTAAGTTTATTCTTTAAATGTTCGTGTGCCCAGTACAGTGCGTAGTATCCATAGTCAAGGCTAAAGCGTTTAATATGTTTTACTAATGCACCAGTGTGTGCGTGTAATGGAATACCTGACTGTTGCATCTTACGGAAAAAGACAATGTCTTCACCTACATACTTATCGCCAACACCTTCTTGCTCTGCAAACATAGACTGGTCTGGAAACTTCTCGCGCATCTTAGGAATGATTGACTTGTGCATTAACACAAAGCCAAAGCCTGCACTATCTACCTTAATAACTTCGTTATCTGGTAGTGGATGTACATGCTGGATACTAAACTCATCTACATCATAGAACAATGCAGGGTATGGCTTAGCCAATGTACCCTCGTTTTCCTTAGAAATAAAGTAAGTACCACTAACCACTGGTCGGTTAATCTTGTCAGCAGTATCCCAGAGTTTAGCAACTACTTCCATGCTAACTACAATGTCTGAGTCAATCCATAGTAACCAGTCACTTTTAATCTGGTCAGCCCAGTAGTCAAATAGAACCTGACGTTGTCTGCCAATCTGATTACCTTGTACTCGCATACTGTGAGTTAGTTCGATGCCATTGTTAGCGCACTGTAGTGCTACACTAACAACACCTTCTGTGAACTTGCCATCTGTATTACCATTGTCACACCAGCCTATCGCTAGTGTTCCTTTATTTACTTTAACCATCCCGTCCCCGCTTCTATTATTCTGTTGGTAAAACTATTTCAACCCAAGATAGGGTTGGTTCATCCCAAGTAAACCACTTACCCTCTTCTACTGGACATTGTACAGGTGGCTGCCAGTAAGCATTAGTATCCAAGGTCCAAGAAGGATACGGCTGAGGTGCAAAAAAGTGGTCAGCAACTGGGTCATAGATATATCCAATACCAGCATAGTTCTTACGGATAGTACCATTGTAAGATGTCTGAACCCAACGGGTATCTTCACCTAATAAAGATTTACAGAACTCAATTCCTTTAGTTTCATTCTCTATTCCATCAAGTAATATCTTTTCGTTAGCGATAACGATTACTTGTGTGACTATATTGTTGTCATCTAGTTGTGCAAAATGAGCCATTTAGTCCACCTGTGCTTTCGTGTAACGTATAAGAAATACTCCTGAACCGCCTGAAGCACCAGTTGCAGGACCATAAGATGAGTCACCACCACCGCCACCGCCAGTATTAGCAGTACCAGGGCTGGCACTAGAAGAACCTGCTCCAGAACCGCCACCACCTGAACCACCAGAGCCGCCGCTGCCTACACCACCAACACCGCCACCACCGCCGCCGCCAGCAAAAACTCCGCTAACACCAAAACTACTAAAAATAGAATAGGTTTGACCAGCACCGCCAGCACCACCTTGGTAACTTCCACCAGGTGCGTTGCTACCAACTGCTCCTTTACCGCCACCACCGCCAGTAGATTTGTAACTTGAATCAACGCTACCGTTACCACCATTGTTGCCTTGTCCTGAAGTTCCTGCACCGCCAGGGTTATTGATGTAATCGTTACCTGAACCACCACCACCTGAACCACCTGCGCCACCTGTTCTTTGTGCAGAGTCACTGCTGTTGTTACCACCGCGACCACCGCCAACTGCGGTAAAAGAACTAAATGTTGAGTTATTTCCATTTACACCTGCGCCACCAGAGTGCGCTCCGCCAGCGCCAACTACTACAGAATAATTACCTACTGTAAGCGTTTGAGCCGTGTTGTATAAAACACCGCCTGCACCAGCACCACCGCCACCATCTCCACCGCCACCGCCTCCGCCAGCAATAAGAAGGTAATCGTAAGTTAATGATGCACCTGTTAATCCAAGAGTATCGCTGCTTGTAAATGCTCTGTAATAATAAGTTGCATCAGAAGTTAGTGTACCGCCAGTTAAGGCAGGTTTAGCCACAAAAGTAGGATTACCAGCAAGCATACCACCATAATAAGTTCTGCCTTTTATACTACTAGCAGATAATTTATATACAGGTGTCATTAAGAAATCTCCACTCCAGAGATGTGAAAGTTAACACCAGTAGTAGAAGCACTACCTGCAATAGTAGCAGCAGGGCTAGAAGGAGGAATTACCTGCTTCATATCAATTACTGTGGTGTCATAAGCACCAACAGATACTGATGTAGCAGCAGTAACTGCAGCAATAGTTAGATTAAAGTTAGCAGTAGTGCTTGTAGTATTAGTCACTAACATATTAGTAATAATAGTTGTAGTTGCAGTATTTGGTTGGGTATATAAAGTTGTGCTTGCTGTTGCTGCTGCTGTTCTAGCCAGCGTTTTAGTTGTTGTTGGCATTGCTTACTCCCTTTCTTAGAGTGCGCCCATTAGGAGTAGTGTCAGTTCATCTGCCACGCTTCCTGGACCATTTAGTACGATGTCGGTTAATCCTGAAATTGTTGTAATAGTAACACCAGATGTTACTACTGTTGTACCTAGTGTTGGTGCATTATATCCAGCAACCGTTCCCCAAGATGATGTTGTTCCATCAGTTGTTAGGTATTTACCTGACTGTCCCGACTGAGATGGGACCACATAAATAGATGATGTGTCAATAGCCACCGTAACTGCACCTGAGGTGCCACCACCTGTTAGACCAGTTCCAGCGGTTACGCCAGTAATGTCTCCAGGATTAGGAAGAGTCCATTCAAGCCCTGTTGCTGTTGCTGAGTTAACTGATAAAACATAGCCATTAGTTGAGGCTACTGTTAACGCTAAAGGTGTAGATGCTCCGCTTGCGGAAATTAAAGAACCCTTAGCGGTAAGAATTGTTTTGTCAATAAAGTTAGATGTGTCAGGTGCTACCAGGTCCCAAGAGGAACCGTTGTATACCTTCATAGCATTAATGGCTGAGTTAAAGTAAAGCGCTCCAGTAAGAAGAGCGCCACCGTCATTGTCTACCGTAGGGTCAGATGTTTTAGAACCTAAGTATCTATCATCAAACTCATCGTAAGATGTTGCTGCGCTATTAGCCGATGTCAGGGCAGAACTTGCACTAGTAGATGCAGAAGATGCACTAGTGGCTGCTGCCGTAGCGGATGTACTTGCGCTGTTAGCAGAAGTTAATGCTGATGATGCCGAAGTGCTTGCACTGTTAGCAGATGTTAAAGAAGAACTTGCACTAGTTGCTGCATTAGTTTCTGATGTAGAAGCCGAAGTTGCGGATGTCAAGGCACTTGCTGCACTTGTAGATGCAGATGCTGCACTAGTCGCTGCTGCTGCAGCATCTCCCACAATACTTGCTGCACTTGCTGCAGCGCTAGATGCAGATGTGGCTGCAGCCGTTGCTGATGCACTAGCAGATGTAGCACTTGTGGCTGCTGCACTTGCAGAGTTAGATGCTGTGGTTGCATATCCTGCAATTGTTGCTACGGAAGCGGCTGCTGTAGTTGCACTGGCTGCCGCACTTGTAGCGCTTGTAGCAGCAGATGTTGCCGATGTTGCCGCAGCAGTTGCACTTGTTTCTGCGCTAGTCGCGCTAGTGGCTGCTGCTGTAGCAGAGGCTGCAGCCGATGTAGCAGAAGTTGCTGCTGCTGTGGCTGAACTTGCTGAGGCTGTAGCAGAAGAAGCAGATGCTATTGCAGATGTCTCTGAACTACCCGCAGATGTAGCAGCAGATGCAGCACTAGTAGCAGCACTTGCTGCTGAGGTAGATGCTGCTGTAGCAGAACCTAAAATGCTATCTACATAATCCTTAGGAGTAGCAGATGATGCTGACATACCTGCAGAAGACAGACCAGTAATAACTGGTGAGCCTGAGATAGTCGGGCTAGTTAAAGTTTTATTTGTAAGAGTCTGTACCGCTGTAGCAATTACTACTGTGCCAGTTGTGTTAGGCATTGTGATTGTGTTGTCCTGTGTAGGGTCGACCACTGTAAGGGTAGTCTCATAGGCATCTGCTGTAGCACCTTCGAAGACAATGCTTGCATCTACTCCAGCACCTGAAATACTTGGGTTAGTGATTGTAGGGGCTGTAAGAGTTTTGTTGGTTAGTGTCTGGGTATCTGTAGTACCCACCACAGCCCCTGTAGCCCCGTGTACGCCTGTTGTGGACTCAATGTGAACATTAGCCTCACGGTAGTCACGACCGATAGCCATGTGGCGCACAACTGCACCAGCCGAGTGGGCTTGGGCAGAGGAACCATCTATGGCACGAGTAATAGTAAAGGTGTTAGTAGATACCGCCGTGGCATCTACAATTTCTTCGAGCGCTGTATCTGGGTCAATAACCAGAGTAAAGGTTGTACCACCTGAAATGGTTGCACCACCAAGAAGCCCAGGCCCAGACTGAACAACAATCGTTGTTGCACCAGCAGTAACCGCGCTAGTCAGCGTAGATTGCTGAGAGCGTGAGGAGTAATTTCTAGTTGTCATTTATATTCCTATCGGCTGTAGTGAACTCGTGTTGGGTACTGAGTTAATTGCTTTTGCTTTTCTTCATTAAGACGCTGTTGATATAGTCCAAAAATTTGACGCACTGCTGTATTAGATGCACCAAACGGACGCTTAGAGTCAATCTCATCAGCCTGTGGGCTGTACTGAGCAGCACGGGCTGGGTCAAGGTATGACAACAGTCTGTAGGCTGCGCCTAAAATAATTACATCTTTAACTGTATTTGATAATCCAGTCTGTGTAGAAAAATCTTGTGAATTACTTGTAAAAGGTAATGGGTGTGTAGCGTACATAGCCTTAACAGTTCTACCAGGAATAATAACATCATGAATAGTTACAGTTTGTGAACCGCTACCCCATGTTGCACTATCAGCCAATGGGTCAAAGGTCCACCTACGAACTCTAATCCATTCTTTTGTAGGCCCAATATCCTGCCATGACATTGTAAGAATATTTTCTATATTTAAATCTTGAAACTCATAAGTTGTTACCGCTGCATTGTAAACAAATGATGTTTGTTTAACTGCATAGATAGCAGAACCAACTGCTTCAATAGTATCGTTAATAGCCTTCTTAATAACATAGCGCGGGAAAATAGGTGAGATAGTAACCTTTACATCCGCAGCATGGGTGGCAGCATCTGTTCCCAGATAGCCTCGCCCATAAGGGGCGACTGTTGCTGTATTGCCAACACGGTCAAATGAATCAACCCACATTAACTCTTCATCAATTTCAAGCACACCTTTGCCTACATTGCTAGTGTCTCCAAGAGACAAGATTGTAGGTGCAGTACTTGGTGAGGTTAAAGTACTAACCGCAGTTCTAAGATAGGTAGAGCGGTCTTGCTGGTATGTGTAACCCGATAGATTGATAAGTACTTCATCAATCATCTGTGTCAATGTTGTTGTCATAGGTCTATGCTCCTCAATGCGACAATAGCAGATAGCCCAGTAGTTCCTGCTAATTCATTACAGATAGCGTTAAGCATCTTGTATTCATCAGGTTGACGATTTGCGTCAGCCTTAATATTTAAAGCAGCAATAATACCTAAGCCACTAGTCTCAGCATAGTTGTTTGCTGCACCTTGTTCAGATTGATATGCATCTGGTGTCGGATATGTTCCACCATTTGCAAGACGATTTAATTCGTCAGCAAATGTGCTACCTGCTACTCCTGTTGCCATTATCTAAACCTCGCTGCTTTCTTTGCTATTGACTTTGGTTGCTTTACAAACTGCTTGCCTTTTTTATTACCAGTAGCCTTTGCCTTATTAGTGGCTGCTTTTTCAGCAGGACTTAATGCAGCCCATGCTGCTGCTGGCAAATATCTTTTTTTGCCCTTAGATGGTTTGCCATCAGAAGTTTTCCACTTTTGCGCAGTCCACTTCTTAAGAGACTTTTGAGATTTAGCAAGGGCCATTAGTTGTACCCTCCGCCTGCCTTCTTGTATTCAGTAGCAAGCAACTGTGCTTTACGAGCAGACCATTCACCAGGGTCTCCACCTTTAGAGCCAGCCTTAATCTTCTTAAACAATGCAGCACGCATACCTGGCTTAGTATAATTACCTGCAGCATTAACTTTAGATTTAGTTTTTTTCTTTGCTACCATTTGACTTTATCCGCCCAGTAAGCCGCAGACATTTTGCCCTTGGCGATGTTCTTAGCATGACGTGCTTTAAATGATGCTTGACGTTTTGTAGGCTGCCTGTCACCAGTAACACCCTGCTGACCAAAGCGAATAGTTTTGACCTTGTTTCCTTCTTTAGCCACAACTACGTGTGATTTTGTTGGATGATTTGGTGTGCGCTTAGGCTTGTTAAAGCCTGACACTCCTGCTCGCTTTAGTCTAGGGTCTGACATTATCCTTTAACCTTCTTTAAACGTGGATTTTTTTTCTTAGCAGCAGCGCTAGCCTTACGAGTAGATGACGCAAGAATTGCACCTGCTGCTTCCATAGATACATTAGACTTTTTAGCAATCTTTTTTTGGACTGCTTTAAATCCAAGATTCTTTTTCATTCTGTTCCTCGTCCACCCTGCCAACCAGGAATCTTTGTGATGTCGCCTTTATACTTAATTAGCAACTCTTCAAACTTTGTAAGTTTGCGTGGTTTAATACGTGTTTGAATATCTCTAACTTCTGCTGGCGTTTTCTTTTTAGGAGCCATTTACTTCTTCTTGCCCATCTTCTTCATAGCCATCTTCTTTGCAGTCTTCTTCATAACCATTTTCTTAGCAGCCTTCTTGGCTGCCTTCTTACCTGCTGGTGTGTATGGGAACTCTTGATTTCCGACCATTGGCATTATATTTGTCCTATCTCTTTCATTACTGCTACGGTTGATTTGTTTACTTTATTTGCATCAGGCATTGTGTTCGAGTTATATGGTCTACCTAATACTTCGGAAGCCTTTTCGGCTTCACGAATTTTTTGCATTGATGTACCGCCAGGTTGTATACCCCGTGCTCTAGCCTCACTGTAAGCATTTAGTTCTTGATTAAATGCTTTTTGTGGCCTTTGACGACGAGAGTCAGCATCACCTGTACCTAGTTCAAGGGTCATAACCTTGCATCCAAAGCATCCTTCTACATATTCAGGATGTGTCTGTATTTGATGTAGGCTCATAGTTCTGTAAAGTTTGCTTCCGTTACTCCTACACCACCAGCAATAAGTGCTGCTTTAGTAGCATCATCTACTGTGTGGGCATAGCCACCACGATAGACAACTGGATACTCAGGTAAATCAGAATCAAGTGGATAACGAATCTGTTGGTACTGTCCATTAGTATTTAATACAATAGATATACCACGGTCTAACTTGTAAAACTCAAACAGTCTATGCATGCCAGCAGGACCTTCTTCAACTGTTGGTGTTTTAAATAACCAGTTAGACATTCATCCTCCTTTAGTGGACTCACCATAAGGCTGGGTTGCCCCAGCCCTACAGTCAATTAACTACTAGAGAGCAGCGATTGATGAACCAGATGTGATTCGGTATAGAGCCTCATCACGGTAGACTGCGAAGCCAAGTACGCCGTACCAACCCATTGGGCGGAAACGCATCAACTTATCAGTTACGTTACCAATAACTACGTGTGGTTCTTCTGCTACGGCTTCTGCCATTGCCTGTGAACCACATGCGATTGTGTTGAATACACGTGTTACTGGAGTTACAGTTACAGTTGTTGAAACTGTTACTGCTGCTGTGTTTGCTGTGTCTACAGTAAATGTAGTTGTTGAACCTGATGTAGTGATAGCAGTAATCTTTGCACCTGAAGCGATACCTGTTCCTGCAATCTTGTCACCAACTTCAGCACGTGTTGCAATAACTGCAGATGAAGCAACGCCGAATGTAAATCCTGCTGATGTTCCTGCTACTGTTACTGCTGTTGTTGCTAGTGTTGACTGGTCTGCACCTGTCTTAGCATTGTATAAACGTGATGACTCTACGAAGAACGCGCCTTCGTACTCACCGATTTCTCCAGCCCAAATCTTGCTTGCTTCTGAAGCAGACTGTGACTGTGGGTAGCGCCATCCTAGGTCGCCTGTCTCAGCACGAAGGTCGTGTGAAACTTCTGGGTGGATACCAACCCAGTATGCATTTCCGCGACGGCCCTTAGCCTTGTTAGCACGCAACTTTGCTACAGCGCGACGGATGTCTGCTGAGTCTAGTGTATCTGCTGCGTCTACGTTTCCAACTGCTGTTGCGTTGCCTGCAAAGATGTTGTTTGTACCTGAGCGTAGAGTTGTCATTGCAACTGTGTCGATAGAATCGGCTAGGTTGTATGCAATGATGTTAGCAATTGCTGGGTCTACATCTGCAAGTGAGAAGAGTTCCAATGCGCGAGTTACTAGAACTGCGTTACCGTACTCATTAAGTGTTACTGTGACAGAGGTAGGAGTTGTCAGTGCTACTGCATCTGGGTCAACTGTCTCTGTTAGTGTTCCTGTTACTGTATCTAGGTCAACGTACTTCTGTAGAACTACTGTTGAGCCTGGAATTGCTTGACGTGCGGGGCGCTTATCTGCGACAGAACGAATTAGGGGTTCTGAACGGAGAGCGAACTCGAGAAGGCGGTCATACGCCTTTTGTACGAGACCAGCGCCGCCAACTGTACCACCGAACGAACCGCTCGAGGTATCTGTATATGCGTTTGCCATGTTTTTTAGTCTCCTTGACTATGAACGGATATTATTGTTGTGATTGAAGAAAAGCAATAAAATCTTCAGCGCTCTCAAAATTACCATTTAGTCGAGCGTTCATATCATTTGCTTTATCTGGCGAAATACCCTGCTGCGTCACAACATCTTGCTGGCGTAATGCCGCAAGATTGAGGTCGTCATTATTAGACTTAGGCTGATACCCAATTAAATCTCCGTTGTCAGATAGCCAATTATTAATTGACTCTTCATTAACTTCGGATATATCTTTTAGGATTAGCCGTGCTGCTTTAGTATTTACGCCCTTCTTTTCTAGGACTTCCTTAAGTGTCGCCTCACGCTGCGCCTTGGAGAATGTCTCAAGTTGCTCAGTAAGTTCCTTAATACGTTTTTCATCTGCACGCTTGGCTTTGCGTAACTTTTTAAGTAAGTCACTACCATCCAATGGTGCTTCCGTTTCTGTATCCAGGTCGTCATCTTCTTCATCCCAGTAGTTGTTGCTCATAGCAACCCACCCTTCTATTCGTTGTTAGTTCGCAGGCCACAGTTCAGTTCGGGGAAACTGGCTGGCTCCTACTATCGGTCTAATACACTGCATGGGGCCGATAGGTCCATGTCAGGAATTTAAAATGCGCCGCGATTTTGGGACGCTAGGCTCTTGCTATCTGCTATACCAGAAGAACCCTTAAAGCGAGAAGCCTCTTCTTCAATTAATCTTTCTTGCTGTGTTAATGCTTTACCGCTTTTACGCAGTATTACATCTTCAGCAAAACCTTGCGTATAAGCAGGGCCACCTTGAGAAGATATTTCACTAAGGAAAGAACCACGTGGCAAAGCCTGTGCAATGTAGCGATATCCAGCCTGTGCTTCGGTCTTATCAACACCAAATTCAGCAAGTGATAGCGCTGATGTAAGTGATGTTGTTAAGCCTTGTGCTACAGCAGAACCACCAATTTCAGCAGCAGTTACCTTCTGCTGTAACTTAGGTAGGTTTTCTGTAGGATTTAAGAAGTAAGAAACTAAATCAGTATCGTTAATGTTGTAAAAAGACTTAAGAGTATTGCGAGTAAATGGGTCAGCGTTTTTAACTCTAGTTACTGCTAGGTCAATACGGTCCTTAAACTCAACGGCAGAAATATCCGCAGCAATAAACTCGGCAAACTTCTTGTAGTTATCTTTACGATTACTGCTTACCATGTTGCCTAAGCCATAGGCTTTAAGCGTCTGTGCATATGAACTTTCAAGGTTAATGTACTCAGCCTCAGATAGTACATTCAAGCCCTTCTTAACACGTTCAAAGTTACCTGCAAAGCGAGTTGCATATGCACCAGCAGGATTAGTCTTTAGTTTAATTAATGCTTCGGCTGATGTAAGACCTTGCTTCATATAGTCTGCAATTTCACCAGCAAGTTCTTCAAGTCCATAAGACCTAAACAAATCCTCAAGCATTGCAAATGCATCACGAGTAGCATCGCTTACATCTATTTTCTTTTTAGCATCATCAAAAGTAGTAGTAATGTTTGCACCATAAAGAGGGCTACCTGGCAAAGTATTAGTTAAAACATTACCGCCTTGTGTGGTAACAACCATACCAGTCTTAGGGTCAATCTTAGATGTAATACCTAAACCACTGTATGATTCATTAATACCCTTGACAACATCAGCAGCACCTGCTGCTGCATCTAACTGTGCTTGGGTCTTACCAGTAGTGCCAACCTTTTGTGTAAAAAATGCATCATCTGTAACCTGTTGCTGTTGCGCTACATTTTTCTGCGCTGCTGCTAATTGTGATGCAATACTTGCTGCTCCAATAGCGCCACCTTCTTGTGCTGCTAATGCACTTGGCGTTATTCCTATTGCTGCTTGGCGCAGTAGTTGTGTTTGCTGATTCTCAAGGCTGGCTAAAGATTTCTTTTGCTTAGCAAGTAATGCTTGTGCTTGCTTTAAAGTTTCTGCTGCTTTTTTTTGCTCTGCTGTCTGTGCCATTAGCCCATGAATCCAAACGACTTAAGTATGGTGTTAGCAAAATCAGCAGCAGTATTACGTGCTTCATCTGTTTGTCGCCATAGTGGGTTTGCTTGCATCTGTCTATTAAACTCTGCAGTACTCATTAGTCCACCATCTCTAGTAAGTGCCATTTGTACATCTTTGTCATTGAAAGCATCGGTAATTGGAATACCTAGTTTTCTTGACTTAATCAATGCATACTGGTCAGCAATGTCTTTAACATTTCCACCATTAGTAATGTGGTCTTTAAGATTGCCATACATAGTTATTGCGTTAAGACGCATACGTTCTGTCTGCTTTTTAATAGCGTCTATTTCTGTGCCACCAGCAATAACATATTTAAGTGCTTCGCCTGCTGTTAGTGGTTGTCCATACTCTGCTCCAGCCTTTTGCAAAGCCGCAATCTGTACAGCAACCTGACTACCCTTGGCAGAGGCAAGGATTTCTCCAGCATCTGTACCCTTAAGGGCTTTAATAACAATAGCGTTTTGAGAATTAAGTCTTTCTTGTGCAGTAAAGGCTTTACCTTTAACAGTAGATTTAGTTATCTTTCCAGTTGCATCACGGGTTGAAACTGTCTCAACCGCAGACTTCTTTTCTCGTTCATTAATGTCTTTATAGTATTCTTCTTTTTCTTGCTGTGTTGCTTCTCTGCCTAGAGCATCAATCATGTAGTCATTGATTTCATTGTAAGCATCGCCAGCAGTAGTAAGAATTAAATCTGTATCTTTAAAGGTTCCAGCCTTGCTTGCTGGTTCTCCCGTTCCAGCCCCACCCTTACCAGAGTTAAACCATGAAGAAAAAGGAACTTCCTTAACGCCTTCAATTTGAATTTTACTTGCAGCATCAAATGTATATTTAGCAATTGCATTATCAAGACCAGACAACCAGTCGTTTTGTTCTAGTTGTTTTTTTGTAATCCAGTTACGGCTAACTAACTCTTGCTTTAAACTTTCTAATTGTCCAGGTGCTGAGTAGTTTTTTAGAAAAGCATCACGTGCTGAAATAATACTTTTATATTGACTAATAGTTGTTGAGCCATCAGCGTTTTTTGTATCAACAAAGTAGATACGGTCTCCATTGAGAATAACATTACCAGAAGATTCAATTGCATAACCTTTAAGTCTGTCATCTGCTACATCTACAGCAGCACCATCTTCAACAGGTAGCGGAGTTTCTACAGTTTTATTTTCAGGTCTAACTACTCCCTTAGGTGCAGGTGGCAGTGGGTCAACCTTTGCCCCAGCCTTCTTAGCAGCAGTCTGAGCATCATAAGCAGCCTGTACTGCTGCATCATACTGAGCCTGACCACGTGAAGGTATAAGCGCTTCTGCTTTTTTAAGAGCATCAAGTGCCTTTTTGTATTCATCAACTGCACCCTGAGCACCCTTTTGCTTTTCGCTTGTACCTTTAGCGCGGTTAAGTTCTAAGCGTGTAGCATTTTTTAAATCTTGTGCTTTCTTGTATGCAGCAGCGGCAGCATCATAGGATTTCTTTATTGCATTAAACTCTTTTATACTAAAGTTGCGTACGCTGCCTGGCTTTGCATCGTTCTTTTCTTTATCTTCCAAGGCAATTAAATACTTTTGCTCTAACCCACCACGTCCGCCAGTACCATTAAGGATATCAAACGTACGGCGTGCTTCTTCTGAAGCATCAAAGAAGGCTTTTTCTAAACCTTTAATGTCAGCCATTACTTTAACTCCTTATATACATAGTATGATTCACGTGAATAAAATCCAAGTATTGATTTAAAGATTGCGCGGTTGGCTTCTGTTACATATAAGTCGCCTACCATTAACTCATTTAGATTAGCCTCTATCTGCTCTTTTCTTTCTCGCTTAAGTTGTGCAATGTTTTCAACATTCTTTAACTCTGGGTCAGTAGAAAAAGCAATAAACTCTCGTATCATTTTAATTGCCATCATTAACTTCTGGCGTGTGGCTGGTCTAACATCGGTCTTAGGGTTTGAAATTAATTGTTCAAGACTATTAAGCATTACAGATTCATTACCAATTTCATTACCAGAACCAATAAGTTCTGAGTTGAGCAATGGGTTGTTAGCCTTTAGTGCTGCGCGTTGCTGCTCTGCTGCTTTAATAACATTGGCTCGTAGTTCTGGGTCTGACAGATTACTAAGAATATCTTTTTGCTGACGAGCAATGTCATAATACTTCTGCTTATCCTCTGCTACCTGTATATCTGTGTAGTAATCTTCAAGAGACTTACTCTCAATAAGACCTGCTGCTTTAATCCAGTTATAAGTACCAGCATTAAAGTCACCAATCTGTGGTGCGAAGATGTAGGCAACCTCGCCATAAGTCTTAATTAAATCAGCGTTCTTGATGCCCCAGTTTTTTAACTTATCTGTGTTCTTAATAAGAACGCTAGTCTGCTTATCCTCACGGGCGACTGTATAGATAAGTTTGCCTGGATTCTTGCCAATGTATGTAGCAAGTGCTACCTCGTATGGGTCTGAGATGTCTCCATTATTAATAGCGGTTATGCCATTAAGAATATCAAAGAACTCTGAACGCAAAGTAGTAATGCCAGTATCTTTAATATAGTCAGGAACTCCTACGGACTCCATAGTTGTAGGTGCAACTGGTGATAACAAACCTAGGAAGTGGCGCATAAACAATACGTTATGTGCTGAGATACGAATGTTCTTTAGATATTCAGACTTCTCTTCATCTGTAGCATTTGCTGTAATACCTATTCCGTTGGCTGCATTGTAGGCAATAGCCTGCTGTGCAGCGGTTACTTCTTGTCTAGACTTTTCATCAAATCCCAACATACCCCAGACACGCTGTAAAGACGAAGGAACAACAGCACGGAATATATCAACATTGTCACCAATGTTACCTAATGCAAAAGTATCAATGCTTTCACCTAGTTGCTGTGAGTATGGCTGTATTGCACCACCAACAAATGGAATTTTTCCTGGAACTACACCAAGAATATTTTTTACAGCAATAACTCCTAGTCCTGCAATAGGGCCAGACAAGGTAGGAAGACCAGCATCTTGTGAGAATGATGGGCTAACCATTCTTAGTTTAAATGTAAACTCATTAAACAATGGCTGGCTATATCCAATATTACCTGTTAGCGCACGAAACGCACCATCTGTAGCCTTATAGATAATGTTATCCATAGGCATTACTACATACGGCTCACCTTCGGCATCGTTAAAGATAGCGCCACTTGATTCAAGTCCTACGTTAACTAAACGCAAACGATACAAGGTACGTGGTGCTACATCCTTTAAACGATAGATGCGGCGATAAAAATCTTCAGTTGCTCTATAGTAACGACCAACGGTACGAATGCTAAATGAAAAGTTAGAACGTATCTTTGGGTTATCGGCAAACTTTAGAATAGTATCTGCTGCTTCACGCACTGCTAATTCAGTAAAACGCTTTTCTGCTATAGCCTTATACTTGTCTTCAACAGCATCAATCTGTTTTTGAGTAGCACCAGCAAAAGGACCCATCTCACGTGCTACCTGTTGACGAACAAACTCTTTTTCAATACCCGCATACTTCTTACGCAACTGGGCATATGTAACCATAACTGCTGGTTGACGGAATAAACCAGTTACTTGTTGGTCCATCCAGTCCATCATAGTATTTCCGTAGCGTCTAAATACAGACTCTACATCAAAGTCACCAAAGGCTATTTCAGTATTAATAGGTCCGCTAATACGGAATCCTTGGCTAGCATCTTGAAACTCATCTAAAGGAATACGTGCAACCGCTGCGTTCCAAGTAGGAATGCGACCAGATTCTGCACTCATCTTGACTAGTTGCCCGTAACTATTCTTAACTACATCTAATAGTCCTTGATTAAACTTGTTAGCATCACCATGGAATGTTTCATACATATCAGTAAACATACGGAATAACTGACCACGGGCAATCTGCTCATCATCTAGTCCACGCCCACGGGCCTGAACTGTGTAGGCTGTGCGTTCTAAAAACGCACCAACAGATAGATTGTCTTGAACCTGCCAAGTTTTAGTTAATGGCTCAAACTTAAAACCAATTTTTTCCATACCAGCATCAAGTGCTAGTTCCATCATTTCCTTACCAGTGCGTGGGTCTATCTCGCCTGGCTTTAATGCATTGTATCTAAAAAATATTTCTGCTGGGTTAAATGTAACTTCATCGGTTAGTTTGGCCTTGTTACCAGCCATCATCTTAAACCATTTTTCAAAGTGCGCTAATGCAACTTCGCGTTCTGTTAGCATAGCCGTATCAATAGTACGGGTTCCTTTACCCATCTTAATACCTAATGCATCAAAAGCCATATCAAGCATAGATGGTGTAATAACTGATGCAACAATCTCCTCGCCATAACGACCAGATATGCCACTGCTAGCAACAAGAGAAGCAGCCATTGAGTTAAGCGCATCAGGTGAATGCACAAAGGCTTGCATTAAATAACCAGCAGTTTCAGGGTCAACATAACGACCATACATTTGTGAAACAGCATCAGATATTGCTTGACGTTTTTCTAAACTTGTTAAAAGAACAACATCAACTTCTAATTCATCTGCTTTGTTTTGCAAAATTGTTTGTCTATCTAAAATTGATAGCGCTTCTTCGTGAGAGTAACGCGGTTGTTGCCCCATACGCATAGGTAAATCTGCGCGGGGCGCAAACTTTAATGTTTTTTGAATACTACGACGAATAGGACCACTAGCAGATTTAGAACCTGTAGCAGCACGGGACATATTTCCTAGTCTTAATCCTTCTAAGGATGCAAATCTACGCATATCTTTAGTAGGTGCAGATAGTAAATACATAGTTGCTTCGTCAATAGCAGAACGAACACCTAAACGTGGGAACAAAGTTAAAATAGACCATGCATCAACTAGTCTTTTTGAAAAATTACCTTGTGTTGCTCCGCCAAGTGCAGTAATAATGTTTTTCTTAGACTTAATTTCCCACACAGTTGACCCGATTGTGTCATAAGGTAGTGGGCCAATAGCCCATGTAGTCTGATAAGGCTGCAACGGACCTTCGGTATTAACAAAAAATCCTGATTCAGATTCACGAACAGTGTTTGCTGGTGCAAACTTAACATGGTCTGGGTTAATTGCTAGGTCTCGCTTGGTAGCAAAGCCTGCTTTATCACCATACTTGTCCTGTAGTGTCTTAAGAATTAAATCTTCACCCTTAACACTGCCACCTAGTCCCATTGAGTACATAGTTGCAGCATCTAAGTTACGCAAAATAACTACTTGCTCATCAGCAGTTGATTCTAAAAAGCGAACAGTTAACGCTTGAGCCATATCTTTTGGCAAAATCTGACGAGCACGGGCTGTAAAGTTAAAAGCAGTATCAATAGCATTAACACCAACTCGTACTTCTAGTCCTTGTGGCGAACGTGCCGCTAAGCGGCCAATTCTTTTCCAACCTTTAATCTCTTCATTGGCCTTTAATACTACGGACATGTCAGAGTTAGGATTAACTAAACGCTGAAGTGAATCTTCTGCATTAAGAAATGCAGCACTAATTGGTTCAAGAGCAGCATCTCTTTCAGCAGCATTACGAGACATGTTATTAAAGACTCTGTCTAGTGAACGTGTTATTGCATCTGCAAACAAACGACTTTGACGGGCTACCACTACACCATTACGCATGTAAGTTAAACCATCAACTCGGCCTGCTAGTAATAAATTTAAATTGCCAGCATTTTCAAAGTATCCTTGTGCTGATGCAGCATCAAATACTTCTCCATCTACAAGTGCCTTAATTGCGCTTTGGTCATTATACCCAGGAAAGTTTTTTGCAATTTCATCTAGTGCAATTGACTTTGCACCTGGAGTTCCGCTTGAGTCTTTTACCTTTTTAAGCGCAGGACCTAGTCCATCTTGCCAGAATGAATAAACTAACGGATTCTTAAATGTATCTCCAACAGCCTTTTCTACTGAAACACCATTGTTAATTGCTTCAGTAAGCGAGTTAGCAATACGTTCACCCTTAGTTACACCCTTGCTTAGTCCACCTGTTATCCAAGTAAGTGGGTCTATAGCAATCTGATAAACAAAATCTATAACACCAGATACATTTTTTGTTGTACCACTAACACCACTTGATGGTGGCTTGCGGTCAAGCATACGAGCAATGTCTCGTCCTGGAGAAATCTGTGCATACTTTACGCCATCTAGTACTTCTTTAAAAGCCTCTGGTTCATCATAGGCTTTTTTAATTGAGTTAAGAAGGTTAGCGTCTACTTTACCAAAGTCTTGAACAATCTCGCCAGGAGTTTTACCCGCAAGTAATCCTTTAGCAACCATAACATCAAACTCACCAAAGTAACTGGTCGCTTCCGCCAAAGCCTTGTCATCATATTGATTCTTTCCGTCCCATGCATCTGTCCATGTTTTCATTGAAAACAAATCTTCGCCCTGTGCAACCTGTCGTGCTACCTTGTAAGGCTGGTTAATCAAGCGGTTATACTGTCCACCTAGTTTAAATAAACCAATTAATGGTGATGCAACTATTGTTCCGATAGTTTTGGCAACACCAAAGAGACGGTCTGATATATCAGGTGCATCCTGCATGTAGTCAGCATCTTTAAACATAAACTTTAGTTGGTCTTGAAATTGAGGCTCTAAACGGTTATATTCTTTACGAGCCATTTCTGTACCAAGTTTAACTAGTTCACGATGTTTTTTAATCGTATAACTCATCTGCTCTATTTGGTTTTTTTCCGTGCCAGTTAGGTTTGCAGTTTTTGCAGCAGCATAAATATTAGGTGATACCTCAGCGACAATCGGTTTAATGTACTGGGCCATTAAAAGTCTCTATCAAGAATTGTTCTGTAGATTAACTCTGCATCTCCTGATGAATCAAACTGTGCTAAATACTTTAATGTGTCAAGAAGCGTTGGTGTTTGATTAGGTAGACCACGCATTGCCTCTGAACCTACGCCATCACCCATGTCAATACCAGATGTAATTGGCTCACCAGGACGCATAGATGGCGCACCTAGCGGTGTTGGCATTTCTATTTGAGGCATCTGTGGCATTGAACTACCCTGCATAGGCGCACCTGTTTGTTGCGCCATAGTTGCTTGACCTTCTCCGTATGGCAAGCCAGCAATATATCTAGCAGGTTGTGTGGCACGGCCCGATTGGCCTGCACCACCAGTTGCTGAAACATTTGCTGGATTATTCTGAGGGGCTGTTGGACGCATCCCACCACGATTTTCTGGGGCAGTTGTCATTCTTCATCCTCCTCTTCTTCAACGGTTTCATGTTTAGTGCCAAGTACTTCACTGTTATATTCTTGTGCCATCTTCATCATCCCATACGCGTTCCATGGTGTCATGGCTTCGCTAACTTCTGTGTGTAAATATCGGGTCCCTTCGTAGTCTGCCCACTCGGTTATCATTAACCAGTTAGTGCAGATGAACTCAGTCCCCTTCGTATCTTCTTCGAGAAGAATCTTTAAGGCTTCTTCTATTTTGTCTCTAAACTCTTTGCTCATTTTGCGTACTGAATCTTTGTAATAATAGGTTCACTAGTGTGAATATCCCAGTTGCAAGAAATTTCTATTGCTTTGCGGATGATAACTTCTGCTTGTTCTGGAGTTTTTGTTTTACTAATACCCATTGCTGCCATAGCACCAAGGGCAACATCGCCACCGCTACCATTAAAATAAATGCCACGACTATCACGGTCCCAAGAGTAATCCTCAAATATAGGATACAAGACTCCATGAACGCTAATAATAAAACTCGAATCCTGTGCAGCAGCATCCCCATCTTCTTTCATGTCATAGCCTGCGTCAATAAATGTCTTACGCATTGCTGGTATAAACTTTTGCGTCATAAACAAATCTAAGTTTTCTAACTTAGTTGGCTTAGGTGGCTTCCATCCAAACTGCAATAAGTTAGAGCCGCGACTAGCGCCTGCTCCTGCAATTAAGTATCCGTTGTTTTCGGTAATCTTGTGAGTAGCAATCGTCATAGGACGACCGCTTTCATCAGATGCTCTAGAGTCGCAACCAATTACAGACCAGCCATCTCCCTGATAAGCAGCGAGTGTTGTCATTGTCCCCTACCTTTATTAGTTAGCGTCTAGTTACTGTTCTTGCCGATGCTGAGGCTTCTCCGCCTGATGTTAAACTTGCTAAAAGACTTTGCAGTTGTGGTGGTTGCTGTGGTTCTAAAGAAGCGCCTCCTGCTGGCGCGGCGGGAACAGGGGACGGTTGCTCAACCTGTGCACCAGCAGGAGGTAATTCTGGCGCAAAGACTTCTTCAACGGCATCCTCTATTGGTACGCCACGTTGACGAGCCTTAATAACTCCAGCGATTTTATTTACCACGGCTGATGGGTCCCCACCTTGCACAGCCATTTGTGGAATGGCTTGTGTGTATGCTTGTAAAGAACTAACCAGTGCTTTACGCATATTCTCAATTTCAATCTTTTCTTGTTCCTGCGTTACGTTAATACCAAACGGTAGTTCACGCATTGCTAGGTCTGTGGAAATTAATCCACCACCTAATGCTTGTAACATAAAAATAAGTCCCTGTGCTGGGTTAAGACCAGCAAGCATGCCGTATCTAACATCGGCAGTAAAGTCACTCTTAATATCTTTGCCTGGCTTGTAGGTAAGGCTGTAAGGAGAACCTGCATCTACGCCACGGATTGTCTTTTCAAAATCAAAAAACTTTTCATCTACTTCAAAACATACAGAAATAACATCTCGTAATGCAGAAGCAAAGATAGCCTGAGCAGATTTAACCTGTGTATCAAAGCCACCCATAAGTGCTTGAACACCTTGACCAGTAATAATGGAAGCATCAATGTTTCCAGTACGTCCCTCTGGGTAACGTGTTCCTGTTCGTAGTTCTTGCTGTAACAAAGCCTGCTCAGTAAATGCGCCAGGTGGAATGTTAAGGTCTACGCGTCTTACACCTGCTGGGTTTGCTGTGCGAATAATTGCATCGCCACCCAGTTCAAGTTCTGTTACATCTGTTGGTAGAACAATTGGAGCCTGTACTGACTTTTCTGCTGCTTCCATCGCAAGTAATGCGAACCTGTTACGAAGCAACTGAATACCTAATACATCATCAAACTGTCCACGCATCTCACCATCAACTGATGGACGCTTAGCAACAACAACCATCATCTTACCAAGCGGATTAGCCGCCTTAGATAAAACTAAATTGTTTCTATCTGGAACAAACAACAGAGATTGTTGTGCATCGTAGTAACGAATTATCTCTAGTTGTGCGTTAAGGTCTCCCTTATACATTTCTGGACCAAGGAGTTCTCTTGCATACTCAGGGAACTCTGAAGCAAGTTCTCCAATGCTCAAGTAATAACGCTTAGCAAAGGCAATACAGCGTCCGTAGCGGTCAAATTCTGGGTAAGCCCCCACTGGATTTTCTACGCGAATACGCGGTAGCCCTGCTTCTTCGTCTAATTCAATGATGAAAGGGACGAAACCAAATGTGATGTACATGTCTGCGCCTGTGTACATCTGTACTTGTAAATCTGAGTTAGAAAAATAATTGTTAGCAATACGAGTGCGTGTATCTGCAAACTTACGAGCACGGTCGTTGGCTTGGTTAGCAGCAGAACAATTGACAGATGGTAGTGGAGCCATGACCTCAGAAAGGTCACGGGCCACAATGTCAATAAAGTTTGCTACTACGTTAGCATCAACACCTTGCGGAAAGAAGTCTGGGTAAACACTTGCTATCTGTCCTTTACGGACAGCAAGAACATCTTGCTGGCGTGCATCACGCTCTGCAGCACGGTCTTTAAGGGATGCAACCCGTGCAGAAATTTGTTCTATAGAAAGCATTATTGTCCTAACGGTTGGTTAAAAAATTATTTACGCTTTGTGCCTGGCTTTGCTGCAGTCTTGCGTGGCGCAGAGTTAATTTTAATTGTTGGTGCAGGTTTTCTAAGAGCAACGTTAAAAGCATTTGCTGGTTCAGCAACAGGCGTAGCACGCTTAGGTAAGTTTTTAATTTGAATTGATGCTTTACGAGAAGTGCCTTCTCCGCTTTTCATTTCTTTCATCATTAACTTAGCAGTACTTGGTGGATTAGGTTTGTTTTTAGCAGCAGGCTTTACCTTAACATTAGACTTAGGGTTAGTAAGTGGCTTTTTCTTAGCAGCCTCTTTAACTAACTTTTTAGTTGCTGCCTTTTTAATAGCAGCACGCGCTGCTGCTCCTATTGCTAGTCCTACTAATGGTGCTACCATAATTATTTACCCTTACTTTTTTTTACTGGAACTTTTGAAGTAGTTAATTTATTAGGATTGCCAACCAATTTTTTAGTTGGATACTTTGTAACAGAAGCACGCTTTGAATATCCTTTAGCCTCAAGTTCTGCGCGGTGTGCATTATCACGAACATTACGAGCAGTTCCTTTAACTTTAGCACCACTCATATATTCACGCATATTGCCACTTTTAGTACCTAAGTTAACAGCACCAGCGCCTTCAGATTTATATTTATTAGCCTTTATTGTTGCCTTCATTTTGCCAGTTGAAATATTTTTAGGTCCACCTTTAGGAGCCTTAATTGCTTTGCTTGCCATTTTACCAACGGCTGCTTTTTTAAGAGCATTAGATGCAACTTTTTTTGCAACAGCACGGGCTGCTACTCCTGCTGCTATTCCTACTAGTGGTAGTACCATAGTTATTCCCTATTCGTATTGTTGTTAGTTAAAAATTATTTAGATGCTTTCTGATGCCTTCTTAAGACGAGCCTTTTCTTCGCGCATTACGATTCCTACAGCACGACCCTTTGTGCGACCACGGTCATTTTTAATACGATTTGCTACTATTGGAATTAACTTTTGCTTCATTGCTTGTCTTTCTTGAGGTGACAAATTAAGGTCTTTAAGTCCATTAACAACATATTTTGTTGCCGCTAGTGTAGGGTTCATGCCTGTGCTTTTCATGTATTCTGTCTTTAATACTTTTTGTGCTTTAGTTGCCATTTTGTTTTATCCTTATCCGTATTGTTGTTGCCACATTTCAGATGCGGCATCATCTAAGTTAATTGAGGTACGTTTGTGTTGCTGCGCTCTAGTAGCCCAACGATTGTTGGCGTACCTTGCGATATTGCTATTTTGCTGCATGAACTCACGGGCACGGATAACCGCAAACCATAAAGCCATAACAGTATCTGTCTTACCTCTGGTGTCAGGCTTCCAGGTAATTAACTGTTGCACTAACGCCTTCATACCTTCTGAGTTTTCAGTACTAGGTAATTCTATAATGTTGTTCTTTTGGAACTTACCTTCGCGAGTAGTGCCAAAGAGTGTTGACATTGATGCCACACCGAAGTTTGTGTCCCATTTGTTCTTGCCTGTAAAGTGAGAATTAAGCCGTACGCCGTGTGAAGAGAGCCATGTTCGTAGTTCTTCATCAAGGGAGTAGGCTTTTTGGTGGGCGTTGATTTCAACGCGGAACTCTTGCGGTCTGTACCGAAGCGTAAAATCTTCAATGGCTTGCCTAATCTTTTGTGGCGTTGGGTCTTGCATGTTTAAACATTCTAAAACATAAATCTTTCCATCAGCCCTGTTATAGGTAATAGCCACAAACGCAGCGTTACCCGCCATAGCGGGGTCAAAGCCTACGATGGTGTATCCCTCAACATGAGTTGGGTGTCCTGGTGCACCTGGTCTTAATTGACCACGCTTACGCATGCCGTTAATAGAACCTTGCACCAGTTCAGGTGGAAAGATAGAGTCTTCAGTTACATCTTCTTGTTGATAAACAAGCGCCCATGTTGCTGGGGTTACTTCGCTTCTACGTTTAAAAAGCGTTTCGCCATCCCACTTAGGGTATAACCCTTCTTCATCAGGTGGGGTATCTTCATCACCGTCCCAGGGTGTATCACTTGCAGGCCAGAGGGTTGTCCAGTCTTCTGGCTTATCGCTATAGTCAAGAACTGCTGGCATACCCATGTATGTAAAAGGTGACTTGCCACCAGACCAATGCTTAGGGTCGCGGAGTTCTTTATAGAAATCAGATGGGGCGATACGTGTACCTACCACCAGTAACTTACCATTCTTGCCCAAACGGGTAATAACTTCCTTTTGCAGCCAGTTAATCTGCTTCTCATGCTCGTGAGCGTTAGAGGTAGTTATACAGTCATCTAGGATAATCAGGTCGGCACGTGCGCCGTAAATCTGACCACCCATACCCAGTGCCTGAATCGTTGGGTCTTTTTCACTTGAGTTTCTCGCATCACTCCCAAGGTAGACCGTGTCAACTCGCCAAGTATCTGAGTCTTCTTTCCAGCCCCCTTCTGGTCCAAAAGTTGTTTGTAACTTTAGCCAGCGCGGGTGGGATAATCTCTGCTTGATTGCGTACACGAACTCGCGTGCTTTAACAAGGGTCTTCGAGACCACAATAATGCGGACGTTCGGATTGAGAGCGATGCGATAAGTTGCGTAGTTAACCGTAATGACGGTTGATTTGGCGTGCTCAGGGGGAACGTTTAGAAGTAGGCGGTTCCGATTGCCTGGCTCGTAAATCATATTGGGGTGCAGCCACGAAGGCTCGCGTCCCTCTAATAGGTCAATCCAATCCATATGATGTGGAAAAACCCGCTGGTCCAAAAACATCTCAGAAAACTGAGGAAAGGTAATATCTTCACGGGCTACGCCCATGGCTTTTAATGAACGCTCTTTAGCGTTTTCCTTTGCCTCGGCTAGGGCAGTAGCAAAGGCTGGGTCTCTTAAACACCAGATACGAACAGTGTCTGGCTTTTTGCCATTTTGTTCCATAGCCCTATGTACCGACATACCTTCAGATACCAGCGCCAAAACTTTGGCTTTAGCCTCTGCCGCCATAGCGGTACGAGGGTTATTAGTCTTCTGAAAAGTCACGTAACTGTCCCATCTGCATATAGTACAGACCAGTTAGTAACGGATAGTAGATACAGTCTGTAACGCAAGTTCCTGAAGAACTTGCTTAGGTAGTAAAAGAAATAGTCTCTATATAGTATTAACCCGTTCAAACAGCCATTCCGAACGGTGCAAAGGCAAAAATCTTTTTACTTAATTAAAACAGTTAAGTAACAGCCTAAACAGGGCATAGGGGACTGTACGGGAAAATCTTTATTAGAGATACAGTATATCTTACAGCCGTAGTTTAATCACTCTAGGGTCAGAAACAGACTACAGGTAGACAGATACAGGTTGACCTGTACTGTACAGGCTGAGTGTAGACAGAGACTAGTCTGCGGCTCGATAGACAGCACTACCTCGCCCCTGTTTTATTAAACTGAAATCGTTACAGCCTTGGCAATGGGTAAACCCTCACAGTTCGTCTGCCAGCCGAACACGGCGTGTCAAAGCCACGCCAGTGTTGCAGTCAGACCCCCGCTGTGCCAGCCGATTGCAGCCTGTCAGCATTACATG